GAACGCTACAGCGAACAACCAGAGAAAAACCAATACAGCCACATTTGCGAGGCCGGCGAGAACATGCTGCTCGGCGGCGGCGAGGGCAAGGCGGTAACGATGGGCACGGTGACACCGATGCCGGTCAAGGTCTGGAAAGGCCAACGCGGGGTGGGGCGGCGGATAGCGGGATGAACAGAGAAGCAATCATCAAGCGCATTGCGGAAATAGCCTGGTATCGCTCCCGCGCTACCGAGGATTGGGCGATTGCAATATTTGAGGCCTATCTAAAAAAGCTATTGCACAACCTCGAAAAATGCTGATTTTCGATCCCGGCGCCGGCGAGCCGACGCATTGGCAGCTTTGCTTTAGCCGCAAGTCGGCGACGGCTTTCGCCAACTTTCTGCCGATCGGCAAATATAAACACGTCCGCGCCTTCGGCTGCGTGCCGGAAATCAACACCTGGATATTCTTTGATCCGTCATTTCATCGCACCAGCATTCGGGTCGCGCGCGGCGATGCGGCCAATGCGCTGATCCGCGAGTTTCTTTACCTGGCCGATGTGATCCAGATGCCGGCATGCGAGCGTGCCGGCGCGGCGCCGCTGTTCGGCTGGTGCGCACCAGCGGTGGCGCATTTGCTTGGGCTTCCCTCCGGTGCGTTGCGGCCCGATGCGCTTTTCCGCGATTGCTTACGGCACGGAGGAGAGCTCCTCGCCGAAAAAAACGATGGACGCACCATCCCCGCCACCCGTACAGCCGCTTGATCCGCTGACCCAGCAAGCGGAGCAACAGGCGCAAAACCAACTCGTTGCCGGTTTGCAAACCCAGGCGCGCGGCGACATGGGCTCGCTGATGGCGGCCTACGGCAAGCTGGCGATGAACATGGGCGCGCCGGCCGGCGGCGGCATCGGCACATTGGCAAAGGCATAAAATGGCCGAGCCCGCCGAACAAAGTATTCCGCACGAGCTCGACGAGGAGGCCAACGACCGCATTGCCGAATGCCGCGTGCAAAAAGTGCCGTTCGAGCTCGACATGCGCGAGGCTTATTTCTTTACCGCGCCGTTGCGCGTGCGCATCATCAATTCGCAGAGCCAGCCGCCGACCGTGCCGTTTCACGACGACGGCTTTCTGCAAACCAATGTCGGCTTTGAGATCGTCGGCGATTTCTGCACCGAAATCACCAACACCTTTTTGCCGCAAGCCGAGCAATGGTGCCAGCGCGAGAAGGGTCCGAACCTGACCAAGGCGCAATGGGACCAGATCGAGGGCCAGGTCCGCGACGACGACAAAAGCATCTTCGAGGCAATCACCGCATCGAACTTTTACGCCGAGTTCGCCAAGGCGGCCTATCCCGATCTGGCCTGCGGCACTTGCGCGATGTTCATCAACGACCCGAAGCCGACCACCGACGCGGTGAACACGCAAGCCGTGCCGCTGCGTGAATTGGAGATCAATCTCGGTCCCGATGGCACGATCGATGATCGCTTCATCATTCGCTACACCAAAAACCGCTACGTCAAATCATTGCTGCGCGGCATTGCGCTGCCGGCCGACATCGAGGCGCACATCAACGGCGCCCCGCACCACAAAACGGAAATCCGCTGGGGCTACTGGCGGCTGTGGGACGACGAGGCCGGCGACGTGGTGTGGAAGCACGTCACCATGTACAAAAACCGCGTCGTGCATTCGGCGACGCTGCGCGGCGAAGGCTCGTGCCCGCTCATTCCGATGCGGTTCTATGCCACCGCCGATTGGGCGTTTGCGCTCGGCCCGTTGATCCAGGGCTTGCCGGAAATCCGCCAGATCGACGAGCTCGAGGCGCAGAAGATCCAGCATATCGAGCTCAACCTGACGCCGCCTTACGCCTTCCCCGACGATAGCTTCGCGGCGATCGAGCAAGGCCTCGAGCCCGGCATGGGCTATCCGGTCCGGGTCGGCTCGGAAAACGCGATCAAGCCGATTTACACGCCGCACCCGGCGACCGACGCCATGTATGCGGTCGACGACAAGATCCGCCGCCTGCGCAAACTGTTTTACGTCGACTATCCCGAACAGCGCGGCGACACGCCGCCGACGCTCGGGCAATGGATGGACGAGCTCGCCCGCGCGCAGCGCCGCATCGGCACGCCGGGCCTGGTGTTCTGGCAAGAAGGCGTGCGGCAGATTTTCCTGCGCTTCAAATATCTCATGGAGAAGCGCGGCGCCATCCAGCCGCTGCGCGTCGACGGTCACAACGTCCGGCTGGCGCCACTCAACCCGGCGCAGCGCGCCGCCGAGCAGCAGGAGATTGCCACCGCGGTGCGCGCCATCCAGATCCTCGGCCAGGCCTTCCCCGAGGAGTTCAAGGCCTACATCGACGGCAAGAAATCGATGGAGGAGTTTCTCAAGAAGATGCGGGTCGAGATGCTCAAATTCCGCGACGAGAAACAGGTCGGCGCCGCCGTGCAACAGATCAAGCAACTACTGTCGCCGCGGCTCGGCCCGCAAGCCAATCCGCAACAAGCGGCCGGGCTGCCCTAAAAAAAAGAAAGCAGATGATCGACGAAAAACTCTGCCACGAAGCCTTGCAACGCTTCGCCCGCGACGCCGCCAAACCGGGCGACGGCGAACTGCTCTATGTGCTGTTGCAAAAAGTGTTGTTGGGGTTTGCAACCGCCGCCGCCGGTGCCGACATTTCCGGTGCGTTGCGGGAGAATTTGGGGCGCAGGAAATTGGCCGCCGAACTGATGGCCGTAATGGCCGAGGTGATGGCGGAGCCAATTGGTGACCGAGCAAGCGACGAACAGCGGGCAAAGCTCGCCAGGGGCGAGCGGCCAGTCATCTTCCAATTCCCCAGGCCAAACCAGCAACGCCGGATCCCAGGCGCCAGGCGGCGCGGCATCGGGCCAATCCCCCCCACAGAACCAGACGCCGGCTAGGCCGTCTTACGTACTCGATAGCGAATGGGACGCGGCCGCCGGCGGCGTCAACGACAAGTTCGGCGAGCGCGTCAACCGGCTGACCGCATTCGAGGCCGAGCAACTCGTTCGCAAGAACACGCTGCCGAAATCCGACGCCGAGTACCAAGTCAAGCTGCCGGGCAATTTCCAGCTTCCCGCCGGCGTCAACTTTGCATTTGATCAAAACTCGCCGGAGCTCGCCCAGGCGCGCAAGATCGCGCACGCCCGCGGCATGGATCAGGAGACGTTCTCCGACATGCTCGGCGTCTATGCGGCGAGCAAGATCACCGAGCAAACCAACCAGGCCAAGGCGCGCGAGGCAAATTTAGCGGCTCTCGGCGCCGCCGGCCCGCAGCGGGTTGAGGCGATCGCCACCTGGCTCACCGCCAAGGCAGGCGATGATGGCAAGCAAGTCGGCGATTTCATTCGGGCCTATCCCGCCGCGCCGATCGTCAAGGCGATGGAAAACCTGATCAAGCAATTCTCCTCACAAGGCGGCGCCGATTTTAGCCAAAGCCACCGCGACCAGGCCGAGGAAGCCGGCAAAATCCCCGGCTACGACAACATGAGTTTCGTGCAGCGGCGCATCGCCCAGATGACGCTTGCGGCGCAACGACGACCCAACGGACCCGCCGGCGGCGGAAGGTAAAGGGGAGCTCTAAGCTATGGCGACCATTAACGTTCAAATCACCGCTCCGATCCTTCTGAGCGAGTACGCCAAGACGCTGCCGGAGAACGATCCAACCCGCGTCTTTGTCGAGAACATGGTGCGCGAGTCAGATCTGATGGCGGCCATTCCCATGCTGCCGGCGCACATGGGCAAACGCGCCTTCCTCGATATTCAAGCCTTGCCGGCGGTCGCCTTCCGCCAGATCAACGCCGCCGGCACCGCGGCGTCCGGCGTGTTCAATTTGCGCGAGGAAGATACGTTTTTCATCGACGAATATATCCAGGTCGACCGCGCCATCGTCGATCGGCTCGGCGTCGAGCACCGCGCCCGCCAGGAGCAACTGATGTCGACGGCGCTCGGGCAGATGTTCTCGCAGCAACTGATCAAGGGCGATCGCACCTCGAACCCGGCCGGGCCGGATGGCATGCAAGTGCGCTGCACCAATACCAACTACAATTGGATCCACAATTCGGTGGCGTCGGGCGGCGCCGCGCTGTCGCTGGCGAACCTCGATCAGCTTTACTGGATCGTCAACAAGCCGACGCACTTCGTCGTACCGCGCACCTTGATGCCGTTCTTCGACGCCGCGGCCCGCAACAACACCCTGGTCAACCAAACCGTGTCCTACGCCAAGGACGATTTCGGCCGGCGCATCATCAAATATAAGGATCTCACCCTGCTGTTCGGCTATGAGCCCGACGACACCCCCGACATGCTGCCGATGACCGAGGTGGCGTTTGGCGGCGGCTCGGCCACCACCGGCTCGATCTATTGCGTGTCGCTGCGCGACGGCGGCTTCTACGCCATCGAGCAAACCCCGCTGTCGGTGATCGACGAGGGCCTGATCGTCGGACTCGATCCAGGCCGCGACCATCACCGCGTAACCTTTTTTTGGCCGGCAAGAGGAGCAGGCACTATGGCGCTCACCACCTTCCAACCCACTCTGCCGGCGGTCCCGCCGTTCACCGTTCTGCCGGTCGATACCAACTTGCAATGGTGCGCCGCGCAGGCGATCAGCGCGACCGGCTATCTCAACAACGTCAACACCCAGCTCAATGTCGGCGCCGGCCGCACCGGGTTCTTTGCGGTGGTCGACATCACCGCGCAAGGCGGCACCACCCCGAGTTTTCAGTTTCATGTGTTCGGCTCAAACGACGTCGCCTTCGGCAACGGCAACGTCGAGGATCTGATGGAGTTCGACTATGCCCCGGCCACCGCGCAGCGGCTGGTGCCGACCATTGTCGGCGGCTCGATCGCGGTGCCGGATGCCGGCCGCGTCGGCACGCTGATTGCCAAGCCGTTTTGGAATTTCGGCCAGGGCAACATCACCTACCAATATCTGCGGCTGTACGCCGTGCTTGCCGGCACCACACCAACGATGACGCTCACCGCCTGGGCGGCGCCGTGGGAAATGTATTACGGATAAGTGAACGATGGCCGAGGCAAAAAAGCTAGCGGGCGGCACGCTGTTTCACGTCCTGCACGGTGAGTCCGGTTTTATGTACGAGGTCGATCGCCGGCTGGCGCTGGCGCGCTTTCCTGACGAATGGAAAGATCGGTCGTGGACCGCGAAAGAGGTCGAGGCTTATAGAAAGCGCGCGAAGGTGCAGCCCCAAGCAGAAGCAACGACATGACCGAACTCACCCCGGAAGCCTTCGTCAACGCCGTGTTTGCCATTATCGCCGACCCTGAGGCCGCCAAGAAGCAGGCTAAGGAGCGCGCCGCGCTTAAGACCGCGCGTGACGAGTTCGAGACGGCAAAGAACAGCCACGACGCGCGCGAGCGCGATCTCGACCAGCGCGATAAACATTTGCAGACCGTTGCCGCCGAGCTCGAGCTCGAGCGGCAAAAGCTCGATCGCCTCGAGCAATCACTTAACGAGCGGGTACAAACTGTCGTCGCGCGCGAGAACAAATTGCAGGGCGATGTTGTCGCGCACGGCCAGGATAACCTCAAGCAATCGGCCGAGCTCAACACCCGCGAGCAAAAAGTAGGAAAGCGCGAGGCCGAACTCGATCGGCTTGAGGCAAAGCTTAAAGCCGATCGCGCGCTGCTCGACAGAAAGCTCGCCAAAGCCCGCGAGTTTGTCGACGCGGCATAAAGGCGAGGCCGCCAATGGCCGCCACGCAATCCAATCTGAAATGGACGCCGCTCGGCTATATCCAGATTACTAGCCTGTCGGCCGCCATAGGGCTCGGCCCTTTGGTGGCGGTGATCCCGGTCAACGCCATCATGTGTTTGATCTGCGCCGAAGGCCAAACCGTGCGCTGGCGCGACGACGGCGTTGCGCCAACCGCGGCGGTGGGAATGCCGCTGCAAGCCGGCCAGGAGTTTCAATACACATCCAATGATCTGACCCAAATTCAATTTATCGAGCAAACGCCAAGCGCAATCTTAAACGTGAGCTTCTATAAATGATCCCCAACTCGGACACGATGGTTCCGAATGCGGCCGGCGGCGGCAGCGGCAAGTTCCCGCCAATGGTTGATAGCGGTGTTGTCTATGTGCCTGCTCTTGCCAGCACGTTCACCTATACAATCCCGGATAATATTTGGCATGTGATCTTTAATGGCACGATGGGCTTGCAGTCCGGCACGATTACGATGCCCGCCCATCCCAGCGACGGCCAGATCATCCGCCTCAAAACGATGCAAGACATTGAAGCCTTGCAAGTGCTGCCGAACGCTGGGCAAATCGTCAACGATCATCCTGGCATTCTGCCAGCCTTTACTTACTTCGAGGCTACGTACGACAAGGCCAACACGACTTGGTACATTGAATTTTTTTCCGGCGCGCTGATTACCCTAACGGAGCCGCTTGATGTTTACGTTTGCATTCTGGCCGGCACGATCGTAGGGGGCACTGGTTACACTTCGGGTGGTCCAGCCCCGCCTAATAACAACTATGATAATGTCTCTGGCTATTCCAATGTGGCGCTGACGGGCGGCAGCGGCTCAGGTGCGACGGCTGATATCAGGGTATCCGGCGGCGCAGTGACCGATGTGGTCCCAAGCTCGGCTGGTAATGGGCTGTATGTTATTGGTGACGTGCTGTCGGCGGTAGCGGCCAATATTGGCGGCACTGGTTCTGGCTTTACCTTTACCCTGACTGGAATTGGCAATGATCTGGAAAAGGGGACAACCCTATCCACGGCATATCGGACCCTCAATCGCGCCAGGCAAGAAGTAGCTTCGTTCAATCTGGCGCTGGGATTTCCGGTCAACGTTCATGTGTCAGATGGTTATTATGACGAGCAGGTGGGTTTTACAACTCTGGTTGGAGCCTCGTCCAATCAGGTTGTGTGGACTGGGAATACATCCAGAAGGGAAAATGTTCATATTTTCCCCACCAACAATAATGGGCAGAATAGCGTATTTGGTTTTAATAACGTCCAGGGCATCTATATCCAATATTTTTGGCTGGATGGCACCGGCACCAGCTTTGGCGGCTGGGAGCCAATTTTAGGGAACGCCAGTTCCTTTGAATATCATAACTGCAGGCTGTCCCTGCCGCGTGCTGACGGTTGGTTTCCGCAGTTCTTTCAGGGCGGCACCACGGTACTTTTAGACGGCAATACATATGATATGGCTGGACAGCAGGGAAACTTTTTTTCTGCGGACACCAATTGCAACATAACTGTATTAACCAACACTCTTATTC